TGTTCGGTGGATTAGGCATGGGCCTAGGAGGGATAGGTGCCGGCGCCGGTCTTCTTGCTGGAGGAGTAGGTGTAGGCGCCGGCGCAGCTTTAGGCGGAGCCGGCATTGGCCTTGCTGGTCTGGCTGCTCTTCTATTTGCTATCGATAACTTGGACGGTAAGAAGGTTCGTGCCAATGTCAATGAGATCCTTGCTATTAAGGATGATGTTGAGTCAGCCGGAGATGTTGCTGTTGTAGCCAGCACTCTCGGCGCATTGGGTCTAGGATTAATTGCATTCTCTGCAGGATCAGCACTGGCTACAGTTTCATCTGGAATGGCCGAAGGCGTAGAGCTATTCACTAAAGAAGGCTGGACTGAAACTGTAAAGCAAAACGTATTGACACTCCTCTCAATTGGAGATGGGTTTAAAGGCGGTGAGGCTCAGCTTTTATATGAAGCGTTTGGAACTGGTGGAGCATTCTTAGCGCTGGGAGCCGGTCTTGCTGCATTTGCTGTAGGAGAAGGTCTAGCTTCAGGCGCTCAAGGAATAAGCACTGCAGTAGAGATGTTCAGCAAAGGCAACTGGGCAGAAAATGTAAAGCAGAACGTATTGACTCTACTTTCCATTGGAGATGAGTTTAAAGGCGGTGAGGCTCAGATGTTTGGTGAAGCCTTCGGTACTACAGGGGCTCTGGCTCTATTAGGTGCCGGTCTTGCTGCATTTGCTGTAGGAGAAGGTCTAGCCTCGGGCTCTGCTAGCGCTGCCGCTGCTGTTGAATTATTCTCAGGGCAAAACTGGGCAGAGGCCATAAAGCAGAATGTGCTTACCCTTCTATCGATCGATGACGCTATCGGTGGTGGCTTTAAGATGCTTGGGGAGTCCGCTCTGTTCACTGGAGCCATGGGAGTTCTGAGTGCTGGGCTGGTGGCGTTTGCTTTAGGTGAAGGGGCTGTTGCTGCTTCTGGAGCTACATCAGGAGTCATAGACTTCTTCCAAGGCCAGAACTGGGCTGAAAGAATTGTAGACAACGTTCACACCCTCCTGTCTCTCAACGACATGGGAACGGGTAACGACTTTGAGTTTCTTAAGCAAGGCGGCACGTTCTTTGTAGCCATGACAGCCATAGCAGCGGGTCTTGCTGCATTTGCTACTTCTAAAGGGATGAACTCATTCGTTGATCTGATAGATGACGACGGGCCTGAAAGAATCGTTGAAGATGTTGAGAAGCTGCTGAGCATCAACGATATCGCTGCAAAGTATAGGACAGGAGACTTTGCAATGACGATGGGTGAGCTGGCGGCGGGAATAGCTGCAGTGTCACTGTCTGATGGAATCGGTGCATTAGCGAATGCTGGTGAAAAGATCCTTGGCTTCTTTACTGGATCAAAGAGTCCTATCGATGAAGTTCTCAAGCTGGCAGATAAGCAAGATGATATCAACAAGGTGGGCGATGGCCTGCTGTCTGTGGCAAATGCTTTAAAGATGTTTTCTGAGATTGATATAGATGTAAAAGAGATTGACTTCAGCAAACTCACTAAGAATATCAAGAGGGCTTTGCCTGAACTTGAGGACTTAGCTAAAGGAGATCGGAGGACTGTCTCTATCTTTGACCCAAGCTTACGCTTAGATGAGATGGCTGTTCAGATCGAAAAGATTAGGAATATTGTCGGAGTCTCCGGAGACATGAGAGGATTCGGAGTTTCTCCTACTGCAGTATCTGCACGTACTCTCGATCAGGCTGAGATCAGGGCCAGAGAAGTTACTGTAATATCCACCGGTGGAACTCCATCTGTCACTTCTATTGATGCATCATCAAATAGCAGTGTAAGCAACAGCTTTGTTGCTCCGGAGACTCCACCGGTGATTAATTACGCAGCTGACTAGTCTGCGTTAGCCAACTTGGAGAAGTACGACATAGTGTCGTCATCGTCATCACTCGAGGTATCCAGAGTCTCCTGTGGAGCTGCAGAGACGGCCTCAACTGACTTCATTGGTGCTGATTCGGCTGTAATAGACAGGTCCTCTCGCTGCTGAGTAGTCATGCTTGGACTCTCACCAAGTACAGTATCCAGCTGAGCCTTCAGTTCTTCATATGACTTGAAGGTCGATGGATCAGTAAACTCTTTAAGTGAGTGTACCTGAGAGTAGATGCGATCCAGTGTCTCATCATCAGCCAAGGCAGACGGTGCGGCAAAGGCTGCAGCATCGTAGTTACGCCAACCGGCCACGTTGCGAATCTTCAGTTTAAAGTCCGCACCTTCCCACATATCAAACGGATTGACCGGATCATCATCTGGAAACTCAGGCTGCATTGCCTGCATCAGCTTTTCATAGATCTTCTGACCGTACTGATAGAGGAACACCTTACCTTCATTCTCGGGCGCCTGGCTGTCCGATACTACATAGATGTTTGATACGTAGTGGAGACGGCGCTTCTGTTCCCGAGCCTGATCTCGTTCAGGGGAACCTTCACCGCCTGCATTCCAGAGCTTGGAGTTAAGCTCACCGACTGGGTCCTTCTGACCGATAGTGGTCAGGGACTTCTCTACATAGTAGAGGCCGGTAGTCTTGTTCTGGAAGAAGTGATCCCAGTACCGTGCAAACGGAAGGTCCTCACCTTCAGGTGTAGGAAGGAATCGGATTACAGCGTACCCGTTACCGGACTTATCGACAGTAGGTTTCCACATACGCTCATCTGGACCACGACGCTCAGTCGGTTCGTTCAGGCTTTGAGCTGCATTCAGAAGCTTATCGATAGAGGAGTTGCGGGAGTTTTTAAGTGCTGCTAATGACATATTTCTTGTATCCTTGTATATTCGTAATATGAAGTTTGTATTGTACTATATTTTTTTGTATTTGTAAACCCCTTATTTTTCAGGAAAAGTGATTGACCCTTCCTCTACCTCCATGGGTTCAAGTGGAGGATTCAAATCAGGATGGACGGTGATAAAACCGTCATCCTCTATATTATTCTTCTTCCAGAGCTGGGGTGCTTTGATCTGGGCAGACACACTCTCCGATTCCGGGTAAGGTACCTGCTGATAGCTCCCCTTCACTGGCATCCACTTCCACGGCATCAGGCTGCTCCTCTTCAATAACTGGTTCTTCCACGATAACGGGTTCTTCCTCACTCTCCAGTACGGGTGATTCTGGTGCATCTACCGTCCCCTCTTGCTTAAACCTATCAAGGAAGTTATCCTTGTAGATATAGCTGCATGCTCCGATGCCTAGGATAACCAGGACAAAGGGGATGTACATTCCAATTAAACGTAACATAAAATTTCTCAATCTTTTCATAATGGCAACTTGTTAATTTGTTCTAGGAAGTTAAGATCACGAGCCTCAGCTTCGATCTTATCCCTAATCGATGTATTGATTAAATTTGGTATTCGATCTGCTTCTATTTCATGCTCGCCCATTAAATCAATAACAGCTTCCATATAAGGTACATCCTTCATGTAGATGTACTCTTCGACCATGTCGCAGAAACGTTTTCGGCTTAGGATCTTGTATTCAATATCCATTATTCTTCTCGTTAAGAAACTCTGCGTATGCTTCGTTACCACGAAGGATTTCATTAATATCGTGGTTGTGTGCATATTCCATATCAAAGGCAGCTAAATTATCCAGAGCTTTCTTTTTACGGAACTTGGTATCGAAGTGCTTTTTACGTAGTTTATTCTTAAGTGTAGCCATATTTATATTCCTCCTGCTGGTGTATAATAGTCGTATATTTCTTGTGTATATCGACTTGTTTCATTAAACTCATCAATAGATTCATTGATCACTGAACATGGAATACCTCTCATTGCATCATATTGTTCAATTAGTGTTGCCAGTTTCCATCCTTCAATATCTTCTATTGTAACATTAAAACCTTCTTCTTCAGCTTTGTCGAGCATAAAGGCATCAAAAATTGTATTAAATCTTTTTATGTTTTCTTTATTAATTTTACCACATCCCAGAACTTCAGCCGCAGCTAAACTGGCAATGTCTTTATACTCCATAATCATATTTTCTTTAGTGATCACCTGACTCATAGCAATACTAGGAACCAAAGCAAACAGTATTGCTATGAGATATTTCATTTAACTCTCCCTAAAAACTCTGTGTATTTCTTTCAGCAAATGCTTTGCTTGGTGTCGCTCACGTTGGAATACATTACGACCTACAATCATACCATATCCACCTGCCTCTTTAATACGTTTTGCATAATCAATCATATTGTAAGTGTCAACGTATTGTCCACCCGAGAAGACTACAGGAATGCCACATGCCGCCTTAACAATGTTTGTAACATCGCCATTATTTGTTGGCATTTTGACCTTAATAACATCAGGTTCTAACTGTGCAGCCATATATGCAGCATGCATGATTGTTTTAATTGTAGTCTTATAAAAGTCACCACCACGGGGATAAGACCAGAGAATAGACTTTACATTATCCGGTTTATGTTCTTGGATTTTACCAAAATAATTAATCATATCATCTTGATTAGAAGAACCCGGATAGATTGTAAACCCTACACCACCCATGTCAGCAGCATCCTGAGAACTAGCATAGATTGCCTGTGATGGTTCAAGGGTTTGGTTTAGATTATTACCATGATTCAGTTTCAAAATAACATCTTTAGCAAGGTGGGGATACTTTTTACAAAGTAGATTAGCAGTGCGTTTTGGTAGTGCTGTAGCACCTACTAGACCCTCATGTAGCAGTTCTGCAATGAATTCCACCTGATAATCAATGTCCAACATTTCTGGATGGTCAGTAGAATAGAATGCATCTACTGGACCATGCTCTACTCCTTGGTCAATAGGAAGGATAATAGTATAGTTACCCTTCTCACCAAAACCTTCTTCACATAAACGCTTGTGCTTCATTCTCAACCTCTAATTGTTTAATACGATGTTGGCAATATCTTTCCAAATCTTTTAGCTGATCAATGTCTTCATGGAGCAGAATGATATCTATTGCCTTAACATAATTGGTAAACTGATTTAAATCATCCATCATTTTGATCCTTTAATAACTCTACAATTCTTTCTGCCGCTTCTAGATAAAGATTGCCTTCAGGTTTGTCTTCGTCTTCTGGATATACCTTTTCCCAGTTTCTTAGACGTTCAATCAGTCTTTTGTCATAACTATTCATTATTCATCATCCTCTAGTAACACCTTTCCCATACCATGTAACCCATAGTCACATCATCATCAGAGAAGCCTTTCATGCCTTCAAGAACAGACATCCACTTGGCAAACTCGATGATGCTTTCATCATTCACATTTACTTTGTATTCGTTACGATCATATCCGGTCTTCTTTGCGACAAACCGAACATACTTCTCAGTGTCGTTCTCTACCGGAGGTGCCCACTTGTAGATCGCTTCGCTTAGAGTGAGTCCAGTGTACAGGCGGTCAAGAAGATCAAACATAGCTGCATATCCCCATTCAGGAGCAGCGAAGGACTCAAACCCAGATCCATTAGTTGTCTCGCCAAAGTAAGTCACCTTTGTCTTGCGGATGTTACCAGGGTTGTTGTTACGTGTTGGAAGATTAGTTGATACATGCGTATAGTCGTACTCGCCGAAGCTGACGAGGTTGCAATCAAGTTCATGTGCTTCCGTTTCCGAAGCAGTGACAATGGCATACATAGAAGCAGTGACGATAGCAGAAACGAAGAGGGTCGATACCAAACGGATCATATCAATAACCTAAAAAATCAATCAATACTACTTATATAATACACTTAGGGAGCTTTGTAAACCCCCTAAGTGAACTTTTTTTATCCTATACCCCAACTAATTAATTTGCTGGGTTTGATCGTACGCCAGCCCTGATCAGTGATGCTGTAGACACGAAGGTAGTCCTGATTCAGGATATCATCATAGCTCTCGAGTAAATTATCATACTCTGGTTGAGCCACTCCTGGATGTTCTTCTGGAATCATGTCCGGAGACAGCGTTACTTTTCGTTCAGTCTCAGTACCGTCCGCCTTTGTAAAGCGGACGTCTACTGAACCAGACTGAATCTTTTCAAGAAAGTTAGGGATGAAGCTTGTGCCAGTCATTATATAATCTCCTATGCTGCGACTGCAAGTTCAAGTGCCTTCTTCTTGACATTGGCGTTGGAGCCGTACCAAGAGGACTGAAGACGGTTATCGTTGTTGCGACCGAGAGTGTGGTCGGTCATGTAGGTGACAGTGTTGAACAGCTGCCAGAAGGTGCCTTCACCAAGCTCTGCACCAGCCTGGGTGTGCATGACTTCCTGAGCTTCACGAGCCTTGTAGGAAGCTTTCTCACCAGCGGAAGGGAATACCTGGTTGAAGTAGTTGACCATCTGCTCAGAGGTGTAAGTCTTCTGACAGAGGTACTCAGCTGCTTCCTTGTAGGTCTCAAGCTTCTGGTGAGCCATACCGAGGGTTTCCATTGCAGTAGCTGCATCGAATGGAGTCTGGTGACCCATACGGACGTAGTTGTCTACCTGCTGGTTAATGGAGAGAGTGAGAGTGTTGTTGCACACCACACGGATTGGAGTGAACCGTACGTCGATTGACTTGCCGTACTGGTGTGGGTTGGAGAAGAGGAGGTAAGATTCTACCGTGTCTTCGCCTTGTGGAGTCTTGATGGTAAAGCCATCGTTGATCTTAGCCAGAGCCCAGACCATCTTGCCACCTTTCAGAGAGCCAGCGGTGTGCATCTGCATGTCACCAGCATCTACAAACTGACGGAAGAAGTCAAAGGCCTCTTGGTTTTGTACTGGATTCCAGCCTTCACCTACGATATCCATGACCTTGTTGTCAGTGGAACGGACCAGGGCAGTCTTGCCGGGTACCTCACCCATCTCGCCCAGGTCATCCATGTAATACATAGGCTGCTTGGTTACAGACCAGTCCAGGCCTGCAGCCTTCATCATATCATCAGTGGAAATATCGTCGGAAACTTCAGTACCAAGACCGTGCCACGGCAGATCACCTGCGTAAGCCATCTGAGCAACACCGTCTACCATTTCAATTTCGTGAGACATCATTCATACCTTTCTATATCAAGTTATAGTATGAATATATACTCTTTCATAGCAAAAGTAAATAGCTAAAATGCATTTTTTTCAAAGTTTTTGTTAAAATTTTATTTTTTGTTGTGAACCACGATATCCATGTTATTCAGCTTAGGAATCTTGATATTATCGTGCTTGTGATGCAGGATAAACTTTGTATCAGCAAACTCTTTAAAGATACCAGCAAAGATCTTTCTCCATACGTCAGTCAGGCGAACCGTGTTGTTATCGCCTCTGTCTGAAGGGAGAAAGAAATCTGTCATTGATCTGGTCGTAAAATCAAAGATGCAGTCAAAGCCATACATATGAATCTCGTCAGCTTTTAACTTGTTTGCAGAGTAGTGAGTGGCGAAGTGCCCGCAATTGAAGTTAGTGTAACCTGGTCCACCCTTACCAGCGTATGGCGGAAGGTTGAGATAGAACTCTCTGATATGACCAGCGTGCTTCATGTGAAAGGAAGGATTCTTTTCCATATGAATCTTTGGTCTATACCCTAAGACCCACGTGTATCTATCTAAGTTGACGCTGCCTTCAGTGAGAGCCTTCATCATCTTAAAATCTACAATGCAGCAGGTGTGGACTTTGTCTACTTGCACTACAGGCTTGTTGCATATTACTCTTAAGCCTTCTGCCTTTGCATTATCAAACCACACTGCATTATCACCGTTACCAACAACATGAACAACTTTCTTAGACACTCTTCATTAACTCCCGAATCTGATCCTTTCCTTTTCTTCCCGTCCAGTGCATTACTCTCTTATTAAAACTATCATCTCCGTTTTGAACTTGAAGACGGAGCCAGTTATAAAAGTTAGGAAGATCTTTGATATATACTCTTCTTCTTAATGCATCGTTTCTCATCATGGCGTGCAAGACCTCTTGATCGCCTCTAATATTATCTGTTGATCTGACACTCTTTTCCCATGCGATTAAAACATGAGGAGTTCCTTCAAACGCAACTACACCGGAGTTATGCCAAGTCTCATTGAACTGCTCTGTCCAAGGCTTATCTAATCCCATACAAAGCTTCTGGGGTTCAGTGTATTTAAAGATATCGTCTATAGATCTAAGTACATGACAGTCAGTATCGATCCAGCACACTTTTTTAGAAACCTTCGAAGCCTGAATCATAGTCAACGGCTTAAGAAACCAAGATGTACCCTTAGACTTAGGCATTTCTATAACAGAATCAAACTCTTTATCTGCCCATTCTCTAACCTTATCAGAGACTCCAAAATCAGCAAATACGATAGGAGTAGTGTTATGCATCTTAAAGTTATTTAAGAACCACTCCAGCATCCATTCATTATTTTTATCTGATCCAGTAACAAAGACTTTATCGTACACCAATCATCTCCAGTAGCTCTTTAGTATTTTCTCCTCGGCCAGGCAACTTGTTCTGATCTGCAAAGTGAACAAAATATGACTCGCTGATACGCTCAGGTCTGACTGCTCTAATAAGCGCGTTGAACTTCCATTCCAGCCTATTGAATGGAATCTTTCTAGATCTGATAAACCAGTTTAAGAGAGTCTGGTCTTGCGTCCATCCCCAGTTACCATAGCCATTGATAAACGGTTGGAACTCAGCCAGCTGCAACCACTCCTTAACAGGAACCTTGATATAGTCATGGAAAGACTTGTTAAGGACCATGACTCCCATATTAAAGTACTCATATCCTAAACGGTTTGGTTCAAAGTTGCTACCGCTCTTTCCCGCAATCTCACCGTAGTGTCTTTCTGAGTATCTAGCAATAAGTTCAGAGTACTCTTTTGTTAAAGGAAGATCTCTTTCTGGAACTCCGGCAAAGCATGAATTATCATCTATACTTTCAAAGATATTAGGAGCATCTTCTGACACGTATACATCTGAATCAATGATTGCGATCTGGTCATACTCCGGCAAGAGATCAAAGGCGTTTTCTTTTTCAAGAATAGGAAGGTATCCTAGCCTCATCACATGATCTGGCCTGTTATTTTGAAATATATTAGGTTTGATTCTCAGTATAGGCTGCGTCTGGACTCTATGCTCAATATTGTACTTCTCACAATAGCGCTTGACAGACTCAACGCATGTATCATAGAGATTCTTGCGCTTTCCCATATACACCTGATAGATCAATCTTTTCATTTTGTAACCTTAAAGATATAGCTGTCTAGATTACCAGTGTTTTTCCTGAGATCAATCTGCTCAGGCTTATATGGATTTACTATATTTAAAAACTTATTATATTCTATCATGCTAAAGGTATCACCTTTGTTTGCAAAGAATGGAAGATTCATTTCCTGAATAGTGAGTTTGTCTATAGGGAAAACATCTTCGATATAAAAGATTCCACCTTTTTTCAGAAGAGGGTAAAGGTTACTAAACGTTGCAGCATTCGCTTTAGGAGTATGAAGGCCGTCATCAATAATAAAATCAAACTTGACGCTTCCCCAGTTCTCTTTGATATGATCCTTTAGACCTGGAGACATACTGTCTGCTGATAACCACTTTACTCTTTCATGATCTAGAATACTGATCGTATTAGCTGATACTCTAGAAAAGTTATCGATACCATAGATTGTTGCATTTGGAAAATATTCTACCCAGGCCTTGATCGATTCTCCTCTTAAGATTCCTACTTCTAAGATGTTAATAGGTTCTTCTCTTACCTTTTCAAAATCTGGCTCATAGACAGACTCGTATCCGTGCCTATGTCCTTTATCACACTTGTGCTTATTAAAAAGCTGACGTAGCATAATTAAATCCTTCACAATAATTTATCTTGCATCCAGCATGCTCTAAGATGTTTGCCTGATAGCTGACTTTATATGAATTGACATAGACATGCACTTTGTTCATAGGAAGCACTAGCTTAGCCAAATGAGGAAAGCCGGAGTCTGCGCCGACATGATAAGATGCCTTTGACATTACATATGTAGTTAGACTTATATCTTTCCTTAGACCTTCAATTTCAGCCTGGCCTCCGATGGTTATAATCTCAAATCCTCTGTCTTCATAGTGCTTCTTTATCTTTTCTCTTCTTTCTGGATCGATCTGCCGGTATGATTGTCCAGCGTCAAACTGCCATGTCACAAACTTTTCCGGCAAGGAGATATCATGTTCAGGTATATTATCAAACTTTGGCCAGTCAGAGATGCTTTCAAAGACTTTATAGTAGTTTGTCTTATACGTCATGTGTGCTGCTGAACCGAATTCAAGAACTTCTGTAATACCTTCTGTTGAAGCTCCCAGATGAAGCTTATCCCAATCATACCTGTCATTGACAAACTCAAAGAGCTCATCAGAAAATGACAGGCAAACATCAGTGTCTCTTATCTTTGATATGGATAGACCGTATGAAAAATAATCTAATCTATCTCCAAGGGTTATAGACATATCTTTCAAGTACTTTTTGCTTGGTACTAAGTTAATCATTTCTATATCTTTTTATATCTTTTTATATCGGCTTCCATCATCATGGTTACAAGATCATCAAAGCTTGTCTTAGGTTCCCATCCTAATTTATCTTTTGCTTTGGATGGATTACCTTTCAGGTGAGGGACTTCAGCTGGTCGGATAAAGTCAGGGTTCTGAACAACACACCCAGTCCAGTCGTTGATGCCGATATGACCAAACGCTCTATCAAGAAGCTCCTTGATGCTCCAGGTTTTTCCTGTTGCAATGACATAGTCATCAGGATCATCTTGCTGCAGCATCATCCACATAGCTTCTACATAGTCTCCTGCGAATCCCCAGTCTCTCCTAGCATCTAAGTTACCTAGCTCAATCTTATCATCTAGACCAACATTGATCCTAGCAACGCCGTCAGTAATCTTGCGTGTTACAAACTCAAGTCCACGAATAGGAGACTCATGATTGAATAGGATACCACAGCATGCAAAAAGATCGTAGCTTTCCCTATAGTTTACAGTGGAGTGATGGGCAAAGACTTTAGCCGAACCATAAGGAGACCTAGGTCTAAACGGTGTCAATTCATTCTGCGTAAAGTCAGCTTCCCAATTGTTTCCGTACATCTCAGATGTAGATGCCTGATACACTTTTGCGTTTGGAGCAAAGTTACGAATAGATTCTAACAAGTACAAAGGCCCCATGCCATCGACATGGGCGGTATGAATAGGTTCTTGCCAGCTCAATCCAACAAAGCTCATTGCAGCTAAGTTATAGACTTCGTGTGGACGAGAAGTCTTTACTGCGTGGTTGATGCTAGATTGGTCAGTGATATCGCCGAAGATAATATTGACGTCATTTGTAATTTCTAAGTAATCTAAGTTCTGGTAAGTCTGGTTGACTCTGCGAGAAGAAAACCCATAGACTTCATAGCCCTTACTTAAAAGTAACTTAGCTAGATAGGCGCCGTCTTGTCCAGTGATTCCGGTAATAAGTGCTCTTTTTTTCATGCTATAGATCCTCAATAATACCTTTTAAAATATCAAGCTCTTCTTCGCCAATCATGTGATTGTTTCCTAGATACAGACCTTGCTGATGAATAATATCTACGTTAGAAGTTTCAGTGTTAAGTCCATATCCTTTGTTACTCAAGAAAGGATGCTTAAGCAAGTTTCCTCCAATCACTGGTCTAAACTCAATCTTAGCTTCTTTAAGTTTAGTCATAAGGTCAGTGTGCTGCCTCTTAGTCTTGCTGACTACCGGAAAGCAGAAGCTGCTGTTGTTACTTGAAGAGCTTGGTAAGTAGAACTTATCTGCCGGCATAAATGACATGAAGTACTCAAAGTTCTTTTTTCTAATCTCAATAGATCTAGATAAGTTCTTAAGTTGAGACGATGCTAGCACTGCATTTAAATCACTGCTTCTGAAGTTATATCCGTCCGTAATGAATAGAAACTCTGGCTGAATTTCAGGATAGTAGGTCTTGTACTTTTCATAGTGAACTGATTCTCTTGCAAGACCGTGACTTCTCTTCATCTTCATTAAGTCATATAGGGCCTCATTGTTAGTCGATACTATACCGCCTTCAATGCATGTCATATGATGACCAAAGTAAAAGCTAAATGTTGATCCTAGTGATTCGGAACCCTGCTTAACTCCATCATCGTTAGTGATACCATGAGACTCACAGATGTCTTCAATAAAGATCGCATTAGGAAGAATCTCTTTATACTCTTCAATAGGGCAGCGCAGACCCAATAAGTGACTTACAAAGACGACCTTGATCTCATCTCGATTTGGGATGGACTTAAGATACTCAATATCAAATCCATAGGTCTTCATCTCAACGTCACAGAAAACTGGATCGAATCCTAACTGCATCACTGGAGCGACGTTAGTCATCCATGTGCATGCAGGAACAAGAACCTTATCACCGTCTTTAAGGCCGTACAGCTCTTTAACTGCGGCTACTAATAGAAAATTAGCCGTGCTACCAGAACTCACCATTAAGCTTTGGTTAGCGCCTAACCATTCACTCCACTCTTGCTCAAACTTTCGAACCATAGGTCCGTTAGTGAATCTATCTGTAGTTTGAATAAAGTTAATGAGAGCCTGCTTGTCTTCTTCAAGAATAGCATTCTTCATTAAAGGCCATTGCCAATCATTCATGTCATAATCTTTCAATATTTAAAGTTTTCTACCGGAGCTGCTCTATATCCGCAGTGCATGACTCTAATAGTGTGATCAATGTATATGTCAGAGTATCCCATCATATGAAAGTCTTCGCATATAACTGCAGTGTCGCAGTCAAATGTATTTAGTCTCTTGTTAAAACCAGCAAAAGCTGCACCCTTCTTTATTGGTTCAGCTTTATATAGACACAGCCCATTAAACGTGGTGTAGTACTTTCCGTACTTAGTGATCTGCCAGTTTTCATGCAGTCTCCCATGTCTAAAGTGTGGCGGAGTATCTGCGCTGGTTCTGGTTGCCCATGTATCTCTAGTTGTCCTATCTGACATCTTATTGATGCTCACTCCAGACACTATATCTACATTCCGCAATCCATTGTTCTTTTTAAACTCGATCAGGTTCCCTACATCTCTAATGTTGTAAGAAAAATCAGACTCGATTGCTAACACATAATCACATTGATCTAAAAACTTTTTATCATTGGCATATATGCTTTTCATTCTAGCCACGCCTAGATTATCAACCCTTTCCCTTGACATCTCTGATCCAAACTTTTTAGTATCAATACTTTCCGTTTGAATTATAATCCTATCTTTTAAAAAAGACCAGTCTAAAGAGCGAAGCATTTCAGCTGAAGAATCTTTGGAGTCATTTTCATATATAGAAACATAAAATGTATAGTCATACGCTTCTACTAGCTTTTTTATCTGACTGTGGTAGTACGGGATAAACTTTTCATTATCCCTCATTATAGTTGTTATTAAGACACTTGTCATTTAATCTCGTCTTTCGATATCATCTTCAATGCATCTTGTACCGTGCTGAATCTCAATAACGTGGACAGGTTCAGTTCCTACATTTCTAGCCTTATGCCAGGTTCTAGACGTAATGGTGGCTGTTGAATGAGGATAAAGTAGAAGTGTCTTCTTTACAACTGGATCAGGTGTTTCAGTATCAATCTCCAACTTACCTGATAGCACATACCAGTGCTCTGACCTGTAGAAATGGCGCTGATCGCTCAAAGATTTACCCGGCTCAATCACTAGCTCTTTAGTCTTAGTGGTTACCTTATCATCTAAGACTCTCCAGTGCCCCCAGTCCCTATAAGTCTTTTGGTACTTCCATTTTTCAAGAATCCAACTAGAAGAGTTGCGCTTATCATCTCCTCCTACTGAGAACTTAAAGCCCACTCTAGGATTACCTTTAAAGTGCTCTTCTTCGGGTACGTTTCCAGGAGTCCGGTCCCCACCATTGACAAAGATAATCTTGCTATCAGGAAATAGCTCTAGAGCTTTATCGATACCTCCGATAGCGGTGCCATCACTATCGTCAAATCCTATAACTGTCTTAACGTTCTTGAACTGAGAGATGATATTTTTTCTTTCTTCAAAAGGAAGAAACGGCATTCCTTTTTTTCTAGTCAGCCAATCATCTGAATTAAGACCAATTACTAACTCACCGTGCTTGCTCGCCTCATTAATCGCGCTGATGTGGCCTGAGTGGATAGGATCAAACCCTCCACTAAAAAACATAATATCTTTCATCATACTAGTCCTAATAATGGATTCACTTTACTACCAAAACCCTGGAACCTTTTGACATGATCTTGAGCTCCAATCTGAGAATATATATGTATCTTCTTATGAGGCATATACATCTGCGCCATATGCAGCATGCCTGAATGTACACCTACATGCATCTCAGCTTTGCTTAAGTAATGCGATATCTGAGCTAGACTTTGATCTTTACCAATCTCGATAAGATCGTAACCAGTTCTCTGATAGTAAGATACCAGTCTCTGTATAAAGTCTTCTGGCATCCTTCTGGATGGATCTGGACTATCCCACTGCATGGTAATAAATTTTTGTGGCGGTAGGTCTACCTCTACATCAATAGGAGGAACTAGCTGCTTGTTCTTAAGATAATAGGTGATGTCAATGTCTTCTTCTTTTGCGTCTTCATAGAAGTAGACATTAGGAGACTCTATTCCCTTTGACTCAAGAAACTCAATGATCTCTTCATCTGTAAGGACTCCCATATCATCCCAAATCTTAAGCTCAACTGAATCTTTTGGAAACAGATCTAAGATCTCATTCCATTGCTTCATCATATCTGTGTATGCTAACTTACTGCTCAAGTGCATAGTTACTGGCTCACCGTGGTAAACTCCATACTGATAAGCGCAAAACATAGTATGCACCTTATCTCCTAGCCTGTGAGTACCGTGCTTTTTTCCTGGAGTAACTCTGCTATGATGATATAGGGCCAGGTGCTTCATCAGTAATCTCCATGGCTCTTATATTCATGAATGTCTGATCCAACGAACTGATTGATCTTGGACTTGATCCTAGCTCTCTCATCATTCAGATAATAGACTGCTCGAGAACGATCTATAAAATCATCATCAAAAATCTTGTTCTTTTCACAGTATCTCTTATAGTCTTCAATACTCCACAGGCTCTGATTGATGTTCATGAGTTGAGAGACCAGCGCATCAAGAATAACGCTTTTTTGTATCTTTTTAGAAATCTCATTTAAAAGATCAAGCTCTTTGTCTACGCCTTCAATCTTATTATCTTTCTTTATAAGAAGAATTGTAATCTTATCGAACAACTCTCCGACGCTCACTGGAACTTTAACCATCATTCCCTTCATCCTCTAATTCTAAGCTAAGCTGTTTATCGACCTCAAACTTACCCATCTTCTTTAGACGAATAACAACTTCATCGCCGTCTAGCCATAGGTCTTTGCCGTGCTCAATGTCCTTAATTTCTTCTTCGGTCAAAAAGTCTTTATAGATGTTATTAACTAACTTATTGAACCACTTCTTTTCAAAGTTAATCTGCTCGTACATCTCTCCACCTTTACCAATAGTAATGCCAGAGTAGTTGTGGAACATAAAGGCAGAGTGGTCAGATACCTCAAACGATTCTGATGCCAGGAAAATCATGGTAGCTGCTGACATGCATGCACCTTCAACAGACGTAATGATGTTACCATTAGACTCTGTGATGCAGCGCATCAGCTGTACTGCAGTGAACAGATCACCACCATAACAGTTAATGTGAATTTTAATAATATCAGATTTACCGGCAGAGCGCAGTAGTTCGAACCAATCAGTGTACTGATCCGAACTTTTAATCTCGCCAGACAAGTACAGATCGTGCTGCTGGACAAGGGATTTGCCAGAGAAGATATTCTTATTCTTTTGTCCCATACCTAGAAGATCATCTAATGGCATAAATGGATCTGAGTTCATAGCTTGCCTTTCAGTTCAGCTTCACGTCTAGATTCAGATGTGTCGCTCTTGTTGCGCGAGGTCTCGTACTTACGTCCACACTCATTGCAGACGTGGAAGTACTGACTATAGACCTTACCGTTTAATGCTTTTCTTTCTACAGCGATCACACTATCAAACTTCTCCAGGCACATGTTGGTGGAACAAAAAGTCCCATCAACATTGTAGTACCTGACGTCTGATTTAACCGGTGTGATCTTCTGAGGCTTCAGCCTGTTCTGCTCTGTATTGTTCGATGGTTGCATTTAGCTTTTCCGTCCAATCGTCACGGTGTTCTACGAAAACAAGTGGATGATCATTGTCAACAGACATGACAGTCACGAGTTGCGTAATCGGCATGCCGGTCCGCTCCTCCCACATGATTGCGTAAGCAGCTTCCTGCATGAAATAGTTGTAGCAGTTGCTACGAGTCTTGCGTTTTTTAGATGTCTTGAAGTCAATGATAGACAGCTGTCCATCAAACTCAGCTACACAGTCCACACGACCTGCAACACCTAAGTGGTGCGAGTACAGTGGCTGTTCCTGTGCATAGACCTTACCTAGACGCTTATCGATAATCCCTTTGATATCGAGAAAGTTTTCTAAGATGTTTGGAAAATAGCCTGCATCATAATCAGGCTTATTATCTATATAATCCTCTACGATCTGGTGTACAGCTGAACCTCTAGTAGTAGCGATGCGAGAGATACGATCTGCCTCTTCATCACCTACTCTACGTCTCCATGCAGCTATACCAGCGCGCGAAAGGATAGAGAGGACAGTGGTAATCGAAGGATACTTCTTACTGTCCTCTGTAAAGTAGACTCGACCTGCATCTGTAGTCTCAGTCAACAGGTCATCATAATCAAAGTGAACTTTTACGTGTTCAAACGTTCTGCGAGTATCCAACGGTTTCCCTAACAATATCATTATTATTTAGCTCTGCCCAATACACTTCAAAGGCAACAGCATCTTCAATGCACTCAAACTGGTGATAGACACCAGGCTTTACTTTGGTCCATTCACCTGGACCTAAGATAGTCTCATCTACTAGGTCATAGTCATTCTGCCAAACGCGAATAAGCATATATCCAGACTCTACAAAGAATCCGTTCCATTTAAATTCGTGTTTATGCTTAGAACATACTCCACCCTTCTTGGTGAAGATACGGTGAAACTCTAGTGCACCGTTCGCTTCAATCAGTTCTGTCGAACCCCATACTTTACCAGCAATCATTATTCTCTATCCGTCAACATTTTCATCAGAACACTAAAACCTAAACCGAGCAGACACACTACTACGAATGTGCCTACAGCTGCTAATACAAGAATCATCTAACTGCCCATCCTAGTTCTTCTTCAACTTCATCTTGGAGAACAGGATCGTATTCATCATACTCGATCTTTTTATACTTACGAAGGTACTTATCTTCATCGATATCTGCACCTGCACGCTTTGGACCTTTGGGATATTCACCTAGGGTCATCTTCTTGTTACGTCCATTCTTTTTGTTACGCGGGTCAAAACGCGAAAACTTAGCCAATGTCTTATCCTTTCATTTGACTTTTAGCATTTCCTTGGTCATGATATAATCACGGACAATGCCTGACCGAACAATGTCCTCCCAACCAAACTCAAAGATCTCAAAGTCTTTCATTTGCTCTACGATGGTTAGGAACTTGAGTATGCCGTCTCTGTCTTTTTCCTTATCAAAGTCAGATTGGTAGTAGTCACCTGATAAGATGACTCGACACTCTCTACCGATACGGGTGATTACTGAGTCCAGCTCGTGGAAGTTTAAGTTCTGCATCTCATCTACGATCACTACCGAATTGTTAAACGTGGTCCCTCGAATGAAAGATGTAGACTCGAACTTAATAATTCCGGATTGTACGAGCTTATTCCAGGCATCACCTTCACCGAATAGCTCATCACAGATTGCTCTGTAGGGGCCGGTATAAGCATCTTTCTTTTCATCTTCATTCCCAGGCAGGTAGCCGATATCCCGTGTGGGTACAATTGATCGAACCAGTACGACTTGATCATAGGGTGTCTCTCTATCCAGTACTTCTTCCAGAGCTAGGTATAATGCCACAAAGGTTTTACCAGTTCCAGCCGAACCAGCAAGAACTATATTACCACTTTTTTCAAAGAAAGTAAATACCTTTTTTTGAGTTTCAGTGATTGGTTCAATCTCGGGTAGATCTTCAAGCTTCAGCTTTAGGGACCTGACACCCTTCTGCTTAGACATTAATAGTGTTATCCCTACCTGAACTTTTTTTAACTTTCTTAAGAAGATCTTGCCAATCCCCTCCGGCTCTGCGTAGAGTGGTCATCCTACCACTCACAGTTGCCGGCATCTTAAAGATTTGACGTAAGTGAGAATTATCTTCCAGCAGCTTTTTAAACTCATCATATGACATATTCACTTCATAGTACTCTTCAGTAGAGTCATTTCTAACTGTATAGACTGGCATATTAAACCTCAGGGAATAAACATTTATCGATAAAAAGCTTCACGTCATCTTCATCCAATCCTAGTGAAGCCATAGTCCTAGGAGTGTGTGGGTTCTGCTTTTGGTATTTAGCATATCTGTTCTGAGCTAACTGGCCCATATGATCGTAGACAAAAGCACCGTTGTAGTTTCCTACATTATCTAGGTAGTATGTCAAGCCTTCATTAATCATATCAGTAATCATATTCATTTCAGATTCTTCTGATACGTTACCGGCTGCAACCATATGCTTACTAAAAATCTTCTGTGCCCACTCTGGAAGTGTTCTGGTCTTGTTGTAGCCGTACTTAGCCATTGTGTTAGCAAACCAGTTAGACATAGGATGACTTATATCTGTAGTAGGACTAAAGTCGAAGAAGGCGCCGGTAATCTTATTCTTACCAGCAATAACATCAAACCCTAGAATAGGAGCATCACTGCTAAGGTGTGGAAAGATACAGAAGTGCATCATCCAAAGCTTTTTGGTTTCTCTAGCATCGACTACGTCCACGTGAGCTCTGCGATAAGAGTTTGATGTCCATACTCGATTAACCCAGCCTGGTTGGTTAAACCTGTCCATACCAGGCTCTGCAATTTCTTTACCAGTCTTGTCCAGCTTCTCTTCAATAAGATACTGAATATCTATAAGCTTATCCCAGATCATCCCGTGCATCCAGTTCTAAAAAGATTTTATGTGCATAGTCGAAAGCTACCATAGCTTCATCTGCCATATCATTATTTAGCTTTTCTCTTAGCTTATCCTTCAGGACTTCAGGGTCTTCTGCAAATTCATAGAACTTAGTAGGCAGCTTGTCCTTAATTCTATTAGCAATGATCTGACCGCCAGATAAGTCACCCATGTGCCGAACATAAACATGAGCTAAGATCTTTTCAGGATCAGAAATCGGAGTCAAATAATCTACATACTCTATTGTAGATGGACACAGGTTAGAAGTATCTATAGCTTCTCTTTTTGATCCTAAAATTTTTATCAAGTCACTTTTAATGCCTTTTGTTCTTCTGATGTTTTCAATACCTTCAAGAGTTCGTAACTTGATCGCGCATGTTTCTAGACAATTGTATACCACCCACATATTGCGAAGATATTCAGCATACTCGGCTCTATCAATTTTACCTGAAACAAGCTTCTTAGCAAAGTTGGAACGTTCTGCATTCTTATGTTGCTCCATGGTTAGTTCACGAAGTTTAAGCATTCTCATATACCCTGTTGTATTGATTATTCACTTTGACAAATGTAGCACACTTAGTCAGGTCTTTTATCTGCTTTGCTCCTACGTACGTGCACGTGGACCTGAGCCCGCCCAAAATATACTGTACGGTATCAGCAACTGCACCACGGTAAGGCACAAGGATATCCCGGCCTTCTGATGCACGATAGTCCTTCAGTCCACCTGCATGCTTCTTGTTAGCTGTATTGGATGACATGCCGTAGAACTGACGAAACTCTTTGCGGTCGATAACAGGCTTATAGACCTCATCTTCCTTCATGTAGTAGTACTCATTGTTATGAATATACTTATAGACAGGTTCACCACCACCTTCATCATGACCTGCCAGCATACCACCAAGCATTACAAAGTCTGCGCCTGCAGCAAATGCTTTGGCTACATCTCCCGGAGAAGTGCAACCCCCGTCAGCAACAACATGACCGCCAAGCCCATGAGCGGCATCCGCGCACTCCATAATCGTCGATAGTTGCGGATACCCAACACCAGTAACAATACGAGTAGTACAAACAGATCCAGGACCAATGCCCACTTTAACCACGTCAGCTCCATTTAGAATCAACTCCTGTGTCTGATCAGCGGTAACTACGTTACCTGCAATGATAATATTATTGACACCACAAAGATCACGGATAGACTTTACAAATTGGACATACTTCTCCATGTAGCCGTTCGGAGTGTCAATGCAAATAATAGGGAATTTACCTTTTAACTCTCTGACCTTTTCATAGTCTGCATCCTGCATACCAATTGTCAAGCATAGACTCTCTTTCATGCGGTTGCTATCTTTCATAGCTGCATGACTATATACATCGCGGAGTTTTTCTGGAGTGTATGATTTATTGAGTGCTACAAGCATGTTGTCTTCTGAAAGAACCTTGAGCATCTCAAAAGTACCGACGCCATCCATATTAGCTGCGATAATAGGATTGACGTCGATCTTTCGTTGAGAATGAGGAAATGCAAATGTTCGAGTGAGCTTGACCTCCTTTCTAGACGTTAGTGTTGAACGCTTCGGACGAAGGAGAACGTCCGAGTAATCTAGTTTGGTGTCACTCTCGATGTGCATTTTTACCTCTCAATGTGGTGCCGCCACCAAGGTTCGAACTCGGGACCTGATGATTACAAATCAACTGCTCTACCAACTGAGCTATAGCGGCTGTTAGATGTTTACTTCATGAAGAAGGATTCTGGCTTACCCCACGCTTCATTGGCCTTCTTCCGCTCGTACTTATATGTCTCTTTACCCTCACTGTTCTTGACAGCAGTCCATACAGTCACATTGGGATTCTGCTTCTTTTTCCAGCGGTTAATCATATCCAGGCGTTTACGAAACTCTTTAGAGATATTTTTGTTTGTAGTCATATCCATTATGCAAACTCCAAGTCAACTGTTGCGTGTTCAACAAATCCGTCACCGGTAAAGTAAGGAATCTCTACATCGTCGTAGCGATCCTTGATAAGGGTAGAAGCGTCGCCATTGATGCCAATCACACCAGCATCGTTCCATGTCCAGACAGTAACGTTCCAGTCACCTGTCCAGATGTTAGGCTCGTCTGCCTCTACCCAATCCATAACCGCTTCGAGAGTTAGCTGGGCATCAATACCTTCGTCATCCTCAACGAGGTACTTGATACCAGCCTGTGGTTCTGTAAACCATTCAGCATCTGCGTAGTATGCTGTAGAAAGGTTCTCACCTTCGTTGTCGTCTACCTCTTCCTTGTTCTGAAACTGGTCATACAGAATCCAGCCTCCAACGAAGAGGGTTGCAGTAAACGCTACTGCTCCAAGTCCAAGAAATAACATAATTTACTCCATTATTAAGATACGTTAATTGTTCCTTTTGCATTATCATTTATACCTCCAATATAGTACAGAGTCGTTGCACTAGACGGAGTAGTCAAATACAGCACATCATCTTCAGACGTGTATTCCCTATCGCCGGTCAACTCAGTCCTGCTGGACATCCATCCGAGCATAGACTCTTCATCAGGATCGCCGGCAGCGTTGAGTCTTAAAAAGAATGGATTGTTTCCTTCCCATTTCCAGATATCTGTAGTGTTGCTAATGAAGTTGTTGGCGGCGCCGGACAGTGTAGTTGCAGTCACGCCAAAACCTAAAGTTCCGTCACGCTGGACTTGAGCAGGACTAGTCTTGCTACCGTTCAAGCTAAAGGTCTCTCCTACTTTCCATTCCTCGTCAGAATCACTCCAGTAAGAAACTGTAATACTAGTACTAGCATAAGGGGCAACAATAACAAAATCTGATAGAACTCCACCATAGCTGTAGGTATCACTCAGGTACTCATATCCCAAAGCGACCTGTCCTTCTAGGCCCCCGCCATCACCATGAGTTGCTTGAAACACCTTATCTGTGCTATCATAAGTTACATATCCTGTGCTACTACCACTGCCATCAACAGCTGTATTAGTTACAGTTCTGTAATAGCCGCCTGTAATATGTGAATAAACATGAGTAGAAGCAGGATAGACGATGCCGGTATCACCGTGCTGAGACACTGGATCGTAAAACTCTCTGTAGGTTGAGATCACAACCGGAACTGTCGATTTAAACATGACGTACTTATTATTAGATGACGTTGTGTACTGTGCCGTTCCATTAGCGCTTACGTTGATCGTCGTTGTCGCGGTACCGTCGATTCCAGTTGCAACATCGTCATACACTGCGACTGAACCGGCGCCGAACGGAGCGTATATATCATAGATTGTATCTTTGCCGTTGGAAACATCGTCTCTGCCGATATGCCCATGGACTAGTCCTCGGACTGTCAGAGGAACAACGTCACCCTGAGAAGTCAAAGTGACGTTATTTTCTTGAAGGCCGATCAGGTGAATAGGTCTGTTTGCATAGTACTTTCTACCTGGAAGAACGGCGATGGTGCCGCTCTGAGGCTTTGTAGTAGCACCTACTTTTATAGTGGCAGTTCCATTGTACTCTTCGTATATAGTAGTGTTAGGGTATATTGCCGAGTAAGTTGCGTTTGTGGAGTCAAAGCAGTACCATTCGGATAATCCGTGCTCGTTTGACTTGAGCCTGTTATCGTTCTTTGCTGCAGAGTAAGAGACTTTATCAATGAACTGTCCAGGTTCATGATCAGTGCCGTCATCAGTAGTGATATAGAAAGCATCTGTCGGGGAGTTGATATTGAACTTGTATGTAGTGGCCGTGTCTAAACTCAGAGTAGGGTTGTTTCCAGCCTGCCCATCGATAGTCCATATGTCTCCACCTGTGTTGGAGACCTCGAACGTATTTAATGTACCAGGATCAGTATCACGTTGAAGTTCATAGTTACTTAGTTTCCTAGGATAGTACTGTAAAGATTTAATATGAAATCTTATATCACTACCATTACCGGTGGCATCTTGAGATTGATTTCGTAAAACCAGTCTAGTTCTATAAGGACGCTCGCCTTCGATATCAGAAATTGATAGATCGTTTCCAATCAGTACGCCGTCTTGAGCAGGTCGAGCTGAGGTTTCATCATATCGTATTGCTATCTTAGCACTAAACGGTCCTACGTCAGCAGAGTCAGCATAGTCTTCATGTTGGTACGACGCCTGATAAGTAGCGTCGGTGATTATTTCTGCATAAAGTAGGTTAGTATCAGTTTTAACAATTAGTGGAATAATTCTGTCGGTAGTATTAGTAGTATTACCGAACTCGATGACCCTTTGATAAGAAGCAGAGGATTGTGCGGTATGCCACTTTAGATTATTAATTTCAGCTACAATTGTACCACGATCCTGCTTTACACCAAACTGATCTGTATCAATATATGCTATGTCAGGCTGTCTAGTACCTTCTACGCCTGTCGTTGGGATATAGCTAGTTACCATATGGTTCTGTTCTAGCTGTGGCCCGTATACCAGGAGTGAACCAGTATATCCAGCAGCTCTTCTACCAGCAAAGATTCTTTGCTGTACATTAGTATTATTTCCTGATGCATCAAAAAATGTTTGATAAATTCTATACCATCCATTAGCTAAGGTATCATATCCTACATTAAATGGTACTGACGTTCCGGCGCCTCCATTGCCCTGCGATGTTAAACTAATAGCACCATTCGAGTCAAATTCCCAGCGAGTATACAAATCTTGCAGCGTACCACCAGTTAAAAAATTCCAATGCTCAAACTCAGTACCTGCTGGAGCTGATGGAGGCTTCCTTACAAATATCGAAGCTGTCCATCTATTATCGCCACTAGCAGTAATACCACTTTTTGTAGCATTTAACTGATCTTGGCCACCAGCAGTATCAACATCCGTCCAAAGATAAGCACTACTGCCACCAGCAGGATCAGGTGATTGACCCCCTGTGAGAGTGCCATTATGTCCCCACTGTCCAGTGAAGGTAGTACTGTTAGTCCACTGATTAGTGCTAATAGGTTCTAACAATAATCCTTGTACGTTACCGCTGCCATCATACTCAATGCGAGCCTCATCGACTGCTGCAGTCTTTAACAGACCATCACTACCGATATAGGTACCGGTAGTCGATCTGGAGTATGTAAGGAGGTCTTGAGCTTTGGTAGTAACGAACATTGGAACACTCGTGCAGTTAAATATTCCTACTATTTATATGATAAGATTGGCCTGCCCGGTAGGATTCGAACCTACGACCGACGGATTAGAAATCCGTTGCTCTATCCAGCTGAGCTACGGGCAGTTATAATTTATCGAAGACGGATCGACACGTCTACGTCAACATAGTCACCTTCGATGTATTGCTCATTGACAACACTAGAACCATAATGTCCACGCCACTCATAAAAGATAGTATAATTCTTTACTACTGACTCTGTGCGATTGACGTAACGAGTTGTACAAATCTCTTTGTCTTCATATCCTACGATACGAAGTTGAGGGGAACGACCTGCTTCAGCAGCAACTACACCACCGATAACAGCACCGGCCGCGGCTCCTTCATCTTTATCGGTGATTGCCTTGCCTGCCAGTCCGCCGAACAAAGCACCAAAAAGAACTTCTAGTCCCGTAGCACCTTGACCTTGTACACGATCATAGACTGGCACTCGAGTCATGTTACAAGTTTCAACTGGAACATTACGGGTGACTTGAGTCCAGTTTGGCTCAACTTCAGTGATGATTGCTTTCTCAGCAGCAGCAGGAGTAGCACATGCACCCATTGCCACTAAACTTAGAATGGAAAGGATTCTTTTCATTTAATTTAAAACCTCTGACATAGATGGACATACTCGAGCAGTATAGAATCCACCTGATGCTGCTGCACCTGCGGCCGCACCTACACCAGCGCCGGTCAAAGCCTCTACGCCGCCGACATTGCCGTCAGACAGAACGATCATTGCAGCAGTACCGGCCAAAGCGCCGATTGCCATATACTGTGGAGTATTTTCGTTGTGATAAACTACACTTGTACAACCATCAAGAGGCTGACTGAGAGTTGCGCAGCCTGTGAGGCCAAGCATAGCGATAGAACCAAGAATAGCGAATTTCATGTTAAGCTCCTACGATAGAGTGGTAAATGTCTTCCCATCCATTTACACGATTGTGATACGGTAGGTGACGGTTGTGTGGAAGATCAATCAAAAATGAATGTAGACCCAACTTGTCACCGAGTTCTGCGTTTTGTACTTTGTCTTCTACCCAGTAGCAGCCACTGTTACGGTAAGGCTCCAAGGCCTCATCCTTATCAGCACCGGTATCTAGGCAGACAAGCTCATCGATTACCTCTTCACCGAAGAGATCGTGAAGGTTCTGTAACCGTGCCTTGTAAGCATATTTATTCAGCGACAAAGAGGTGATGACACGAAGCACGTATCCACCTTCTTCGTACAGCTTACGTACGTATTTAACAGCATCGTAATGAGGAGTGAGATATGCAATGGCAGCAGAGTTATTGAACTCTCGGCAAATCTCTGTGCCCTTTTCTTTAGTAACCAAACCATACCGTTTCCATACAGCATAGCCCGTTGGGTTTTGTTCAGTGTATCCCCGATCAGTCATAAACTCTTTAAAGCCAAAGAGCCAGTCGACGAGTACACCGTCACAGTCAGTGAGAATTACTTTTTCATTCAGATTCGTCATTTTCTTCTTTCTTTTTATTCAGGAAATTATTAAAGTTTAGACCCATCAGTCTTCCCATGGGATTTTTAGTTAGGTATAGATTCCAGAATGTACGGGTAAAGTTATACTTCCAATAATCTTTAAGTCTGGGT